GGTGAGGTGTAAATGTCGGCGATCGGTGAGGCGCTCAGGACGAAGCTTTTGACTTATTCGACGGTCTCAACGTTGGTGGGCCAGCGAATGTACCCGGATTCGCTCGTCCAGAATGCTACCTTGCCCGCGATCGTTTATTACGTCACTTCGACACAAAGAGCCCATGCGATTTCAGGCGTCACAAAGTTCGCATCAGCTCGAATCACGCTTGATTGTTTTGCACTCACCCGAACAGCGGCTAGTTTGATCAGCAAAGCGATTCGCGAAACCGGAATCGATGCGTTTCGCGGAGTAGTGAGTGGCTACACTTTTTGCGGAATCGATTTTGATTCAGCGGACGAATATCTAAATGACACTCCAACCGATGGCAACCAGGAGCATCGGTATTTGGTTAGTTTCGATCTCTTGGTGCATTATAAGGAGCCCTAGAAATGGCTGCATTGACTGTACCCGATACCGGACTTGGAGCGACCATTTCCGGGACTGGATTAGTGACGACTGCGATTAGTCGAATTGGCGAAATGACCATTTCGGTTGATCAACTTGACATTACCGATTTGTCGGTGACTGGATTTGAGTTGTTGAGGCCTTCGGACCTGCGAAAGAATCCCGAGGTCGAAATTGAATTCTTCTGGCTTGGCGCGGCGGTTCCATTTGCCACTGAAATGATTCCATCGGTAGAGCCTTACGCGGGAATCTCCGTAACGATTACCTTACCAAGTGCAGGATCATTCCAGGGGACGGCATTCGTCAAGTCGGTCAAAACTCCGGTGCTCGAAAAGGGCACGATTATGAAGGGCAGCTATACCCTTCAATTCGACGGAGCAACTGAAATCACTTTCACACCAGCCTAGTGAGGAATCATGTTTACTTTGATACGTCAAACGGGTCATTCGGTAGATGGCAAAATCAAGGATCTAAATCAATTCCAGATCGGTTTTGATGGCGTCTTGGTTGGCTACCTACCCTTTGGCGAAAAGGTGCAAATACAGCCTTTGTTTAATTTTCCGCATGATGAATTGACTGTCGACGAATTGACTTCAATTGCGTTGCAAGCGGCGGAGGTGCAAGGGCATTCGGTCGAAATCATCAAGCCCGAGGAGTATTCTCGGCGGTTCTACAAAGACGCCTTAGCGGCTATGGAGGCTGACAGCGATGAGTAGTTTGGAAGATGAGTTTTTCGCACTTGTCGAAAGGCCGCTAAATACCAAGGAGGTGCTTGTCAATGGCAAGGCTTATGTTTTGCATGAGCTATCCGAGGGTGAAGCGGCGGAGATGGAAGTTGCGATGCAAAGCGGCGGAAAATATGATTTCTCACGGCATCGTCGCTTGATGGTTGCTTATTGTCTTAGGGACCAAGATGGAAACCGCGTTATCAGCGATCCTGAAAGGCTCAAGGGATTACCGAAGCAGATCGTTGGCAAGCTTTACGATGATTGCTTGACGCTCTCCTCGTATGACGCCAAAGAGGTCGAGGACTTGGTAAAAAAATCAGAGCCAGCCCAAGGCTAAAGGTGGCCTTTCGGCTGGCATTGGCTTTTGGAATCGCGGATCCGCTTCGGTGGGTTCGCTCGATTCCAGCGGGACAGCTCAATCAATGGGTGGCTTGGGACAAAGTTGAACCAATGGGCGAAGCTTGGCTACAGACTGCGACACTCGCCCAGGCGACTCACCTAGATTTATTCGTTCGGGCGGGGCGTGATTGTCCGGAGATTGAAGACTTTATGCCGGTTCGCTACGCACGAAAGAAGGTTTCTGCGGGTTCGATTTTGCGATCAGCGGGCAAGGCGTCAAAAGCGATGGCAGGCCAGTTAAAAACGATGTTTGGGTTCGGAGGTAAATAGCATGGCTCAAACGATCAATCTGGCGAATATCAAGATCGGTATGCAGCTTGACGGGACCACGTTTGCCCGCAATGAAATCAATTCCATCAATAAGGTTTTGCGCGAAACCGAGTCTCCGCTCGATAAGTTTCACTCCCAGCTATTGACGTTTGACAAGGCGCTTAAAGCCGGTGCGATTTCAGCAGAGCAATTCGCTCAAGCAGAGGAGCATCTAGCTAAGAAATTCGGCGTTTTGACATACAAGATGGAGGAGGCGATGCAAGCCGAAAAGAAGCTTGCTGAAGAGGCTAGAAAAGCGGCTGAAGCGGAGAGACAGCTATCAGAACAGGCTACTAGGCTCGGGTCAATTCTTACAGCATCATCGACGCCGGTGCAAAAGATGGCCAAAGATGTGCAGTTTTTGGATCAACAATTCAAAGCAGGTAAGCTTGATGCTAACCAATACAATCAGGCCTTGGATTCATTGGCGAAAAAGCATGGATTGGTTGCTGTTTATGCCACCAATGCGGCAAGGGCAGAACAGCGAAAAGCAGACGCCACAAGGATGGCGAAAGAGGCCGAAGACGCAAGGCAGGCGAAATTTCAGACGTACCTAGAGGGCCTAAGAAGGCAGACTGAAGCAACCGATGCTTTTGGCTCATCGGCTCCAGTGGCTATCAAAAAAACAACATTTGCACTCACCGATCTTGCTGTGGCTGGTGCGAGTTTAACTTTGGTTAAAGGCCTTGCTGACTTCGGCAGGGGTGCTCTTGGTTTGGCCATGGAGGTGGAGCAAGTCAGAGCACAAATTGACGTGTTCACAAAGTCGGAAGAAGCCACAAAGAAATTGATGGCCGAGTTCGTCAGGCTTGACCAAGCGTCGGCACTTAGCGTTACTAGCTTTCAAAATGCATCGAAGACTCTTATGCAGTTTGGCGTGGGTGTTCGCGATGTCGTGCCTATCATGGAGTCGATGAGCGAGATTTCGATGGGTAACGAACAGCGATTCCAATCGCTCGCGCTTGCATTTGGGCAGGCTCAAGCGGCCGGTCGTCTAATGGGCCAAGAAGTGTTGCAAATGGTCAACGCTGGCTTCAATCCATTGCAGCAAATCAGCAAGGATACCGGGATCAGCGTTGCTCAATTACGCAAAGACATGGAAGAGGGGAAGATTAGCGTTGAGATGCTTAGCCAAGCGTTTATCAATGCGACAAAAGACGGCGGTGCATTCGCGGGCATGAATGAAAGGATGGCTCAAACAACTAGCGTGAAAATCGCGAAGTTGCAAAGTGAGTTTCGGCAGTTTGTCACAGCGATCGGAGAGCGTGAAATCAAGCCAGGCGTCGACTTGGCACTCGATGGAATGATCAGCCTCGTTGAAATGTCGAAGGCCAAAAAGGAACTCACCGCAGAGGAACTTGCGGTTGTTGCTGAGACGGAGCGAATCGAGAAGCGAAGGGCAGATCAAGAGCGAGAGCGTGCCCAACTCGCAAAACAAATTGCGGATCAGCGAGAGCGTGAAGCACAAGCGCAACAAAAGGCGGTTGAGGCTGACAACAGGCGGATTGATTCAGAAAGGTCGGCATTTCAAAACAGGATTAAGCAGATAGCCGAGGAGCGAACAAAGGCAGGGATGAGTCCTGAGCAATACGAAAAAGCGAAGTTGTTTGATGATACATTTGGCATGACGGCAGGCGAAAGGCAGCAAGCCGAAGCTGCATTGATGGACCTAAGCGAAACTAGTCGGCTTAACGAATTGAATGCGGTGCATTCGCAAATCGAAGCTGCAAACAAGCAACTCGAAATAGAAAAGCAAGTCGCTGCAATGAAGGAAAGGAATTTTCTATCTAGCGATGCACTGCGAAAAGAGTACGCAACACTCGATGAAATCTTCAGGAGGCAACTCGAAGAAGCTGGAGATAACGAAAAGCAAAAAGAAGGAATTCGCAAGCGAGCGGCGATGGCAGAGCAATCCATTTTTGCCAGGTCTGAGTTTGAGGCGATGCAACAGAAAAAGCAGGGAACGCAAGATCGGTTTGCACCAATGATGCAATCCATCGCGGCAAACATTGCCCCAGCGATGAAAGCCGGGACAAAAGAAGTCGCAGCATTCCTGACGAAACAAAATGCAGACGTGCAACAAAAAATCGAGCAAAAAAAATGGCAAGATGCAATGCTTAAGGAGCAACAGAAGGCCAATGAGCTTGCTGTTGCTCGTCCCTCGATTGCTTTAGCGAGGTAACAATGGCAAATGAACTAGTGGGCGCGGAACTTCGCAAGGGCTCAGGCTTTGCCCGTAAGGGCCAAGGCTTCCAACTCATCATCGGGGAGACTTGGAACTACCGAGTTAAGACCGATCAAGTGACTAGCGATCGATTGGACATCCTGTACAACACTCCAGGGCTACCAAGGGCTGGTTTGCTGTATGGAAACCTAGGCTTAGTCTGCGATGAGGTATCATGCGAGCGCGACGAAAAACACGCGTTGTATTGGAACGTTACGGCAAGGTTTCAAACGGGCTCAGAGGAGCAAAAGCAAAACGAGGAGCAGAATCCTGATCCGACAACGTGGATACCAATCTTTCGAATCGATTCATTCGCAACCAAAGAAAGGATCCTTTCGAAGGATCGATCGACGCCGGCTAAATATCCGGTTAACTCAGCGGGCACGCCATTCGATCAACCGTTGACTCAGACGAGCTCTCTTTGCCAATTCTCATTCGTTCAATTTGAGGATGCTGGACTAAAACTTAAGGAATTCTTGGATCGAAACGATACGGTAAACGATGCGACATTTGACGCGATCGGTCAGACATTCGCGGCTAGGACGATGCTCCTCGAAGTGCAGGAGGCTGAACTAGGCTCCTACGCGGGCTATTTGGCGTGGCGGGTCAAATATAAAGTGACGTATGACCCGGACACACACGACGAAGTTAGGGCTGACATCGGGCCGTTTTACCTCGATGGCGGAAACAAGAAACGATACATGGACGACACTAACACTTTCCCGATGGTCGGTGCTTTGAACGGCTCAGGGGCCAAGGCAACGGATCCGGCGGAACTGTCGTTTCGCGTCAAAAAAGAATTGAACTTCGCTTCATTCATTAGGACTTCCTAAGATGGCCAATGAGACGCTCTACGCTTTCAATGAGTCAGACAGTCAGGAGTTGCTTCGAGGCATCGGAGCGAAGGCGTCAGGCGGCGTAAATCAGACCGATCACGTTTCGACGGCTGATACTTTGCTTGCGACGGCAACTAGCGTGATAACAGGGCGATCAGGCACGACTCTGGGCACAGGTACGGCGATGGCAAAACAGATTTCATCGGCTGGAGTGCTAAGCGATCTTTTCGCAATAGACGTAGTTAATCCAGGCTCTGCAATTGCGGACGCCTCATCGCTGATTTGCTTTCGTGTCGGTAATCGTTGGGTCGCAGTGGAGATTTGCTAGATGAGCACAATTGGAAATTGCTGTTGTGATTGTTGCCTCGAAGCGGAGGAAATGCCCTACGAATCGGTCACGCTCCTTGCACCTTCAGAGGATTGCGGCGGTGGGCTCGAAGGTGGTGGTGTTGGCGTTGGCGAAGGTGTAGAAGAGGGTGTGGATCCAGACCTACCGGGCAGTCCATCGGCTAGTTTCTCTGAGTACGGTTGTTGCCGTGTGGCGAGGTTCGATCTTCAATGCCAAAACTGGTCTAGCGAACATTGCAGTTTGTACGCGACGCAGGAATTCGGCGTGGAGTTTTCCTATGATGATTACAAGATAAAGCTAAGCTATGCGGACACGCTCGACCCGCAGACTTACGAGTGCCCTTGCATTCACACACAGACGACCAAAGTTCAGGACACTCGGAAATACTGGCTTTATTTTTACGAGAGGCACAAACTTAAAGCTATTGAAATCAAAGTCGGTAAGGTGCTGACAAAATGCACCGGCGAAGAGACGCCGATATGCCGATTTTTTATCGCGGCGGATTACATTTTCGACGTCGAGTACTGCTTCAACAACTCGGCACGCAACTACCAAAGGCTGGACGTTGATTGCACAGGCATCTATAGGGACGGCTCATGCAGTTACACCAACAGCTATATCGAGGAATTCGGCGAGGACTCGGACACCTGCCCCGATGGGCCATACTTCCCCTGTCCGCTTTCGCTTACTAGAGAAGTTCGCATAAGTCGCATCAAGCTTTATGACACGTTGCCGACTGGGCAAGTAACGATCACGGGCACGGATCTACCACCGGTCAATTGTTGCGGCGATGAAACCGGATGCGTGGTAATGCAAAATCCTTGCGGGCTAAACCTAGTATCCAATTGCATCAACCTCCTGCCGACATTTGAGGGCGACATCTATTTTTTCAATCCTTGCAGCGATCCAGAGACTGGCGAGGCGGTTTGTCCATTCGTTGAGCCAAAGACCAATATAACCATTGGAACGGTTGGCTATGTCCGTGCAACAATAATCGGAGCGGATTGCTACACCACGACGATAGTAGCGCCATTTGACGATTTGACGTGCACAGACACCTACGCTGGCCTCGATCAATTGCGTTGCCCAGGCGAGGACGTAAACGGCGATCCGATCCCGTTTTATCAGTTCGGGCTGCCCGGTTGCTACGCAACGACAGTAACGCCTCCCGCGCTCAATTGTGTAATCGTCGGTTGTGATGAACTAGGCGGCGAATGTGCCTACGTCGATCCAGACACTCAAGGCTACGTAACGGCGCCATGCGGGGATCTTGGCGATCCTATTTGCAGACGAGACATCAAAGACTTCGCTTGCAGCAAACCGGATTCGGTGACGGTCGGAAACGGGAATGTTTGCTTTACCTTGCCAACGGTGACAATCGAGGTCTGACGTGATAACACTCGATGAAATCAAATCGATCCTCAAGCAACAGCCATTGCCACAGCCACAGCAAGGTCGGATTGTCTACTACAGCGAAACCAGGACGCCGATTGCAAATCCCTGGATCGGATTGCATGACGGATCGATCACCAACGAGATCGAGCTAGCCAAGTGGGAACTATCAATCCCTCAATACGGTTGCCAGTGCAAGCGATTCTACAGCGAGTGGAAAGGAAGCAATCCGCCCGATTTCACTTCGCCACAATCCTTTTTTGCTTGGGGCGTGGCGTTGCATAACGCGGTCAATCAAAAGCTAGGCAAGCCTCAAATCACGATTGACGAAGCTTACTCAATTTGGAGGAATGGCGATGGCGATACCAAAAACAGCAGGCCGATTGTACCTTGAGGACCTTTGCAAAAAGTTTCCCGAGGCATCAACACTAGGACTAGCTAAGCGAGCAAAAAAAGAAATGCCGGATGTTTTCGCTAGCGTCGACACAGCGCGAACAATGGTTAAGGTTATACGCGGTGCAGCAGGGAAACAGAAAAGCAAATACGCAACGCAACCAAGGCCAAAGGGCAAGGCGGGGCAAGTTCCCAAAATGCCACCGTCCTTTGCAGAGGTTTGGGAGCCAGTCCAGGTTGACGCTAAACGCATTGCGATCATATCCGACGTTCATATACCGTATCACTCAGAAACGGCGTTTGGTGCAGCGGTAAAGCGGCTTAAATCGATGCGTCCAGATTGCCTACTTATCAACGGTGACTTTGCCGACTTCTATCAAGTCTCTCGGCATCAACGCGACCCGAAGCACAGAAGGTTCAGCGAGGAGCTCAAGCTAGTTGTCGATGGTCTTGAGTGGTTGCGGGCCGAGTTTCCAAAGTTGCGAATTGTTTACAAGCAAGGTAATCACGAAGAGCGATGGGACCATTTCATTTGGAATCGAGCTCCTGAGATTTACGATCTAGCAGCGGTTCGTATCGATGAGTTGACCCAATGCAAGCGGCTCGGGATCGAGATGATTGGCGATCAATTGCCGATTATGCTAGGTAAGCTTCCGGTGTTGCATGGGCACGAATTGGGAAAGTCGATATTTTCGCCGGTCAACCCGGCAAGAGGTGCATTCCTGAGGACGCATCATACTGTCTTGGTCGGGCACAGTCACCAAACCAGCGGGCACGCTGATACCGATATGTTTCATTCAGAGACTTTCGTTTGGTCGACTGGTTGCTTGTGTGACATGACGCCTCAGTACGCTCGGGTCAATCGATGGAATCACGGCTTCGCATTTGTCGAAGTAGCCAACGATGGTTCTTTCAACGCTGCGAACTTCCGTATCAACAAACACGGAGAGGTCCGAGGTGCTTAGATGGACCTATTCGCCCAATTACGCGATTCGCTAAAAGCGAGATTCCCAACAACGCCGGTTTCGGTCAGGCGTTGCAAAGTGCCTCGCAAGCTTTGTGGCGATTGTTCGCGAAAGGCGAATTTCTTTTTGGTGCGGGTCGACAAAGATCACCCGCTCCAAGTTCAGCTCGATACGCTGGTCCACGAATTCGCCCATGCCGTGGCTTATTTGGAATGGGAAAATACTGAGGATCACGGGCCAGAATTCGGCATGGCCTACGCCGTTTGCTATCAGGTTTACGAAAAAATCGTATCGGGCTAAAATTTTTTCCCAGTGTTTTCCTTGGCCAAACGCGGTTTCTAGAAAAATCTCTTGATAATTTGCGAAAATCCTCTTGAGAATTATTCCACGTCCCGATAATATACACACGTCGCAAGCAACTGAGACTCGCGACAGAAACCAAACGGAGATTGATACGATGGCAAGCAAAGTAAAAAGCTGGGTGGTCGATACCTTGGTCGATAACGTCAAGGCAGGCATCACCAAGATCGAAAACATTGATTGCGAAGCAGCTCGCAAGGCCGTTGCGAAACGTCTCGCATCTAAGCCAGCAGCGGACGAAACCACGCTTGCTAAGTGGTCGCATCCATCGACTGGCGAAGTTCGCGTCTATGTCAACGACAAGATCCTAGGGCGTGCTTGCAAGCTGTTTTTCGTCAACGAAAACGGTTTTGCATCATTTCGATTGTCCGGCGAAGTTACGATGCAAGCCAAGCAACTGGCCGAGTCGATTGGTCAAAAGTTTCTCGGCGATTGGTCGGCGATGGTTGCGTCGGCTCGATAGTTTGGGGTCTTGGTTTACTCACACTTTTTTGGAGATTAGAACGATGACGACCAAAAGCAAAACCGAAGTAAACGGCAATGTTTATCTGACACACGAAAGCGGAGCAGTGCATCAATTCAGCGGCGCGAGGTTTCGCAGGCTAGTTTCTGTTGTGCGATCCAACAACGCTGGCGGCATCCTGACCGATCTGGTTTGTAGCGGCTACGAGTCGTTTCTAGGTCCAGATGGCGAACAATGGCCAATCGATTCACTGCCTGATTACATCTTGGCACGCTAACCAACCGCCCAACGCCGGGATGGGCTCCGGCTTTTCTTTCTAGAAAAATCTCTTGATCTTTTCCGAAAATCCTCTTGAGAATTATTCTGCGTCCCGATAATATACACACGTCAGCAACGGGGCTGACAAAGAAAACCAAACGGAGATTGAATGATGGCTAGGCGAACCACAATCACAGCAGCAAGCGTAGCGGGTCGAGTCCACGACGTAGAGTCGAGCCCATTGCGTGCGAGCGATTGCAAGGTCCTGCCGGTTGTTATGATCGACGACAGCGGCAGGGTCGACATCATTGACGGATATCATCGACTCGCTGGCATGATTGCAGCAGGCGAAACAGTCCTCCCGGTAGTCGATTGCGATGACGCTAAGTTATGCGGCATCGCAGCTAACGCAGAGGATGCCGAAGCGCAAGCAGAGGCCCTAGCGACGATCTACGCAAGCCTAGCCTAACCAACTGACGAGCCCGGAACGGCGAAACCCTTCGGGGTCTTGGTTTACGATTCAAACTTTTTTGGAGATTGGAACGATGACAAAAACAACAAAAGACGGATTGACGATTTACGACCTACAGCCGCAAGCCAGTGAACTCTGTGTAGTCGCAGGACCTATCGGCTACAGCGTCGACGAGCTTGACATGGACGCCCTGCCCGAGGGCTTTCGATGGGTCACGGCTAAAGAGTGGGAGGAACTGCAAGCCGAGGACGAGCCCAAGCTCAAGACGATCACGGTCCACTGGGAGGACGGCAAGCTATGCGCCAGGTGTGACGAGGACCACACTTTGAACAGTCACGTCGTGCCATGGGATCCGATCGCAGAATCCAGCGACTCGCACGCGATCGCAATTGCTGTGACGGAAATTAACGGGGCCGAGATTTACGCGGTCGATCACGATGGGGGATTTGTCCACGTCCACGTTTTGGCCTAGTATCGGAGATTTCCAATGCCTAAGAAAATAGAAATTTTTCGGTCTCGGAATCGCTGGTACGTCAGGATCGACGGCGTAGCGGAGATCCTTGGCAAGCGGTTGTACTTGCCAAGAAACGCAAGCTCAATCGAGCTAGTGGACGCGGTTATAGCGGTGGCACGTCAACACGGGATCGAGCTAAGCTGCATCGATGTCATGGTTCAGATGCACGGCGGCGGCTACGCCTGGTGGGAAGAAATTGAGGTGGCAGCGTGAGCAAGAGAAGACATGGAGACGGGTGCTCAATTTGTGGGGCTGACATAAGCCTCAAGGCGATGCAGACGCATCGTTGCAACGAGCGAGTACTAAGGGCGATCGATGCGGCGCATGCAAGGGGCGAAGACTGGACTCCACCGGAAAATCGCACGATTGGCGACAGAATTTCAGAGGGTGCCAAGATGCTTGGGCTTTCGGAGGACGATCCGGTGGAAACATGAAGCAATGCACAATCTGCAAGCAGACCAAGCCTCTGGACCAGTTCCGCAAGTATTCGCGAAACCGGGACGGCTTGGATACACAGTGTAAGGCTTGCCGAGTCGCAAGCGCACAAGCAAACAAAACAAAGATTCGCAACATGCGATCATGCCGTAAGCAATGGGCAAGCGGCACTTTTCGGGGTCTCAATTTAGGAGCGGGTGATTACTAGCGATGGAAACTAAGAACGTCAACGCAACCCAACCGCTCGATTGGATCGACATCGCCAAGAAGGCCGCATCGCTAGAGGGAATCTCATTTAGCGAATTTGTCGGGCTTGCGATGGTCGATAGGGCCTTTGCGGTTCTCAAAGTCGATCCGGTCAAAGGTTGGGCGAAGCTAAGCAAGCGAACAAGAGGGAGGCCAAAAAGTGATTGAACCGATTTGGATTTTGATACGACTCCAAAAGCA